CGCGAACCATCAGCCTCATCCTCCGACACCAAGATCGCGTACCACTTAGCTGCAATAATCTTACCAGCGATTTCACGGATGATAGGTGGGGTAGTAGCAGGAGCGAGCCACGTAGCTATCACGTCTGTAGTTAACGTGCCTGCTAGCCTAGCGTCAATTAGACGCTTAGCGTCGATCTGCAACAAATCATCTTCGCCGTCACTGATCTGAGTCTTGTCATCAGGAAGATGAGTGCGAACATCAGATAATGATGCGTAAAGGCTAGCAGCCATGTTATTATGCTAGTGAGTAGGTAGCCACGAACTACCTACTCACTAGCAGTATCCTCCACCTGAGCAAGCAACTGCCTATACTCAGGATCGCCTTCATCCTCATCAGTGATATCGAGGGCCAAGAGAGACTTAGCATCAAGTCCCTCTTTCAACGCTCTGACCTGTTCATTCCTAAAGCTCCTAACACTTCCCTGCCAAGTATCTGGCATCTTAGGAAACACCTTAGTACTGACAGAGCCGCACTTGATTAGCGCGTCCCAATCATCACCAATGTCTTTCTCTGTCACTACCGTTCCGCGGGGAATAACCTTCTTACCAGTTTTGATTTCTCCCCACGCATAGTACTTATCTGCCATGATTATCTCCTGTTAATCGTGCAGATTAGGTGATCTCTGCAACTGCGTTCTTGAACAAGTACCCTGCCGTATCAGAGATGACCTTAAGATCATACTTGTAGGAAGTACGAACGAGGTCGCTCTTTCGCTCTTCCTCACGCCAACGGTCGGTGGGCTTAGTCGAGCCGTCGGGATACAACTGCGCGAACGTCTTACCGAACGTGATAGTCTTTTGACCCGGTGTAGGATCAACAAGACCGAGCCACACGTCCTGACCCCACAGACTGACAATGTTCTCTGTGGCGTCGATGTTATTCGCGGTGTTCACCATCGAATCAACGATGAAAACGTTGTCCGGCGGAGGAACTGCGATAAGGCGCTTCCACGCCTCAGGATCAGTCAGCGCGAAGTTCGTGAACCGTGCAACAACGCGAGGATGCTCTTCGATGATACCGAGCATATCAATCGGAACGGCCATTGTGTTAGGCCAACGTCCGGTAGCCTTGTAAACCTTCCACGCGGCTGCGCGAATATCAGCAACAGGGTTGGACACGATGGACGTAACCTCACCCGGCGTAACATACGTGTAGTCACTCCACTTAGTTGCACCAGCAAGTGTGGTAGTGTGACCAGCAGCGTAGTTACTGGTATTACGAATAGCACTAGCAACCTTCTGCTCATGCTCGCGGAGGATTGAGCCAGTGATAAGCTCAGTCGCGTCTGCGTGCGGGTTAAGCTGCAACCCACCACCGAACACAACATTCGCTAAACCACCCTGAGACTGCAACTCCTGATCTTCCTCGTCTGCAACAGCTGCCTGCAACGAGTGTTCGACCGTGAAGAAGTTATCCTCGGCCCACTTACCCCCACGGACCTCGTTAGCCACTGTACCCGGCTCACGACGCGATGGGAAAACAACCCAGCTAGAACGATCATAAACGCGATATCGTCCTGACTGTGTGCTAACGGGGGTGACAGGGAACAGGCGCTCCCCGAACAGCGTTTGATCTTCATACCCTACCGAAAAGCTAGTAAGGATAGGATCAACGTAGAGCTTACCAGGATCGTACATTGCCATTCTGTCTCACCCCCTCTTAGGTCACGATGGCGGATACGCTCATCACGCCAGTTAGTGTAACAGCGATGCGGTCGCCGGTAACACCGGACTGACGTGCAACGCCCCAAATGAAGTCTGCACCAGCAGCCTCCACACAACGACCAACGTTATCGACCGTAACCTGTGCGCCACGGTCAACATCGCCAGCACCGACTTCCCACTCAGTGATACCTTCCTCCATGACGCTAACACCCTTACCCTGCAAAATCTCAGCGGTAAGACAGTCGAACTGTGAGATACCAATACCCATCTCACCAGCAGAACTGATAGGTGCGACACTCTCAGCCGACGTACCCTTCTTAACTGCACGGAACTTAAGAATCTGTGCGTCAGCGTCGTAACCTTTTGCTCGTCCGTAGTTGCCGTATGCAGGCATTAGTTCCTACCTCCATTACCAAGAGACTCCCGGTACTGCTGTGCCAAGTCGGGATTCTCCATAGCGACCTTAGCGAGAGCGTCACCGAACGACAACTTACTAGCACCACCGGCTTCTGCAACAGCAGCGTGAGCCAGCGTATTCAACTTCTGACCTGCATCGTGCCAGTTCTCAGCAGTAATCTGCTCTGCCTCACGACTAGTACCATGCTCCGTGTAGTCCACAACAGCGGCCTTAGTCGAGAACAAGTCGAGGAACGTGCGTAGATCATCGTGCGAGAAGCTACCAGTAGAAACCTGCTTATGCGCGTCCTCGATAGCCTGCAACGCAACGGCAGAGAAGCCATGCTTGCTATCAGCAGAGAACTTTGCATAACCATCACTGAACAGCTTTGCAGAGTTATTCAGATCACGCTCACGCAACTCATTGAGCAAACGAGCCTGCTCAGGGAACTGATCCGCAAATGCCTGCTGTTGTGCAGACACAGCGCGGAGTGGAGCGATCTCATTAACCAACTGCATTACTGACGTTTCGATCTCTTCTGGAGTAGCATTCTCACTGAGACCCAATGCGTCAAGCGTCTCAGCATTAAACTCCATCTTCTCACCACCTTCACCTGTTGGCGTTACCGTAAACGTCATGACACCTGAGGATGAATCACCGTAGGTATAACTACCACCTGCTGGGATCACCCAATTACTACTGTATTCCATCATTCCACCTAGAACCGAGTCGAATGTTTGTACACCATCCACTAAACCCATAGCTTCGGCTGTCTTTGCACCGTATGACCTGCCGTTGCCATAGCCTTCCTTGACCACTTCTGTATCTACGCCTCTACCTCTTGCAACAGCACCGACGAAATCGGCATACGCATCATCAACCCGTTCCTGCATATGCTCCTTAGCATCGCTACTAAGAGGGCCATACGGACTACCCTCAACCTTGTACTTACCAGCACTAATTAGCGTAGTGCTGATACCTTCTTGTTCATCCTTCTTGCTCTTGTCCTGATGGACGGTATACACTCCGACGGAACCGACGGAACCGGATGGAGTGACGTAAAACTTGTCTGCTTGCGAACCTAACCAGTACGCAGCACTAGCAGCCTGCGTATTAGCTACTGCAACGATGGGCTTAGTACCTCTAGCACCGAAAATCTCGTCGCCCATCTCCATAACGAGGTCTGACATACCACCAGGACTGTCGATGTTCATGACAATCGAAGTGATTGCCGGATCAGCAACCATACTGCGGAACTGCTGCTGTAGAGCCTCGATACTTGTTGCACCGCTCATCTGAGTGAGCAGAGTAGCCTTCGGGAAGATCGGGCCACTGATGTTAAGAACCCCCACAGGGCTAACTACTTGCTCTGTGTCCTGCTGTTCGTCCGGGTTGCCCTCAAACCCATACGCAGCTAAGTCAACTTCCTCGCCAGCCAACTTACGATCCATGATGTTCAGGATGGTAATGAGACTGTCAGGGTGAATGACCCACGTACTCGACAGAATCTTGTCCATGATGTGCGTATAGTTCTTCATGATCCTGACGGCCTGCCATTCACGTTAACTGTAGCGGCGTTCGGATTGACAATCGCGGGAGCCTCACGACGGATGCCGCGACCATCCTTATCTCCCGTCACATCAGCATGGTTCTTATTAGGAGCAGGTGGACTACCTGTTCCCGGCTCTGAGTGCGACATTTCAAAGTTTGGCATAGGACTCCTACGTGATTACTGTTGGATTGTAGTCAATCAAGTACAAATCTGCTGCGAACAGTAAAGGCTCTTCGTCTACACCATCGTTAAACCCGACAAACAACCTGTAGTGACCAGTAGGCCACAGACCTTCTGGATGCGTTGCGCTAGTATCGATGAGAGGTAGTATTCGCATTCCCGATGCTGTGCATGGTTCAACGATGTACCACCCTCCATCAGTATCATCCAATACGGAGAAGTAAGGAGAGTACGTTGATAGATCAGTCTCCGTACCTGATCTATCGACGATATCTACAGGGACAATCTCCTTTGTTCCACGTACAAGTTTGATAGCTGCTGGCATCAGTCAGGGATAGATGTAGATGTGTAGTTATTACTGACGGTTGAGGTCCAACCCTCCGCTATCTCCACTTCCCATCTGTTGCTGGCTGTAGCTACAGCAAACGGTCTAGCTCCACGATGCAGCTCAAACAGACTAGCAATTGCTGAGCCAATGGCGCTAAGACTCTTGAACCGCTGCTTAACGAACGACGCTACACCCGTTCCTGTAGCCGTTAAAGCTCTAGCAGGCGTGTGTAGCTTAGTTGCTAGACCAGTAGCAGTAACGGAGAGCGTACTAAATCTCGTCTTGACAACAGAGGGAACAGCAGTACTTGTGGTGCTTAGTGCGTGCGTAGCATCTCGCTTTAAAGTAGCGGTGCCGGTCGCAGCAGTATCAATAGTGTACTCATGGTAAGCAGCGTACAGGCTAGCTGTACCTGTGCCTGTCGCGCTAAGCGTTGCGAGTGTCGGTGCAACATACCCACGAATCAACTTTGTGTCGAAGAAGAAGCTGTTACGGTTAAGCGTCGAGACTGTAGACTGTGGATTCCCCACAACAGCCATATCACGACTGTTACCGGAAAGGTCTTTGATGATACTGCCTGTGTCGTTAAGCGGCCAGTATCCTAGCAGGACTTCTGGCCTAACCCTATTAGGTGGCACTCCACGGTACAGTGACACAACCTCATTCTGAGTTAGTGCTACACTCCACACAGCGATATCAGCTAACTCACCAGGGAAGAACGTAGGTGCTGTGCTGTCCCATCTGCGGCCAATGTTCAAGGTAGGTTGTGTGGGTCCAGCGTTGTGCGTACTGAGCGTAGCAACAGACACTAGAGCACCGTTGCGATACAGAGATGTTGATGTACCAGCAGCAGTACCCACGTAATGCGACCACTCATTCAACCTAATTGTCTCAGGGTCTTGAATCATTGACCACCCAGGCGTACTAGCATACCAACCGATGCCTAATCGGTCTGTTAGTGCAGGAGGGAATGTAGCCGAACCGCCAACCCCCATCATCATTGCGATGTTGTTGGCGCTGTACTCGTTGGTGAGAACAGTACCAGGGAAAGCAACCGCACCCGGATTAATACGTGCGGAGATAGTCCACGTAGAGATAGCAAACGTGGTACTAAAGCTACCCTGTAGGTAACTACCAACTGAGAACAGTCTAGGCAACGGTGTTGTAGACTCCCTGCCACATTGCGGAGTGGCTACCGCCGGTAGCATCTAGGTTCTGACCCGTATAGTTACGAATCACGATACCCCACTTGTTGGGAAGTACACCACCGAACGCTCTAGCTACAGAGAATGGACCACCGTTGTATGTGGTTGATACGGCTGGTGTCCAAATAGTGCCGATGATCGGCAAGTTCGTTGTTGTAGCGAGCGTGATAGCCGCATCTGATCCAGTAGCAGCTTCGGTGTAGATCGTGTTATCAACAGTACCGTATGCGTAGATGTACACGGCCTTATCGTTAGCCAGCGCCGATGCACTAGTCTTGACCTTTAGGAACACTAGCGCATCGAGGTACTTATTGCTTGAGTTGTCGATAACAGTGGATTCTCGAGCCGCTGTAGCACTAGACGCAAGCGATGCAAGCGTGATAGTGAATACTTGGCCGGTAGTACCGTATGCGATTTTAATGTCAGCCATTACGGACTATTCCCCTTCGGTACATTACCAGCCCCACCGTTCTTGGACTTATCCTTAGCAGGCGGAGTAATCTCAGTCTGACTGGACTTATTAGATGCCTCAGCCTCGACATTGATACGCTCAACAGTCTGAGCAATGTCAGCGAAGTCGGGACGCGGTTCAGTCTTAGCAGGCATATCCGCAACCTGACGAAGAAACTGCTCTGTCGGCATATCAGGAGTGATGCCGTTGCTCGTCATCAGGTTGCGGATACCGGCACTCCACATCTGGAAGTCCTTGACCTCACCAATGTTCCGCACCTTCATCTGCGGATACTTGATAGTCAAGAAGTTATAAGCATGAAGCTGCGGGATGAGGTAGAGGTTAAAGTAGTCGCACACCATCTGCGCTACATACCTCATTGCCTTCATGAACATATCGAACGCGGTAGAACCTGTGGCGCGTCCACCACCCCCGGACTCTATGCCCATATTGATGAACTGCACTAGAATGTTCTTCATGATCTGATTGTCATGATGAACGGCACTAGACAAAGCATCGACCGGATTACCTGAGAGTTCTGCGAACCCCACCTGCATCATTGGAGTGCGAACGATATACGAACGTTCATTCGTTCTCAGGTTACGGCCCAATTCGTGCGCTAGGTTCATTTCCTTCTGTGATGCACCCGGCTGCACTTCAATATCGGGCACGCCAATACCGTGACGTTCCTTCTGAATCGCGTCAATGGTATAGAGCTTGTCCTTGTAGTACCAGTTGCGGTAACACGACCGAAGGATGCTCTCACCTTCGACATTGCCGTCGCCCTCAAACGTGAAGATCATCAATTTCGAGATTGGGATGACTACTTCCTTAACCTCGTTCTTCGCGTTTAGCGCAAACTGCTTAACTTCGGTGACTCCACCGTTGTCGTCGTATGAGAACTCACCGATAGTAGTAGCTGGACGTTCAGCCAGTTTCTTGAGCATTGTGTACTTCTTGAGATTAGCACCTGAGTTGATTTTCTTCGGTGCCCACTCTCGTAACTCAAATACCGGCTCAAACACAGCAAAGCCATTCTCAAACATACGGAGGATGCCTTCAAGTGTTTTAGTCCAGGGGAGTGATGGCGCATGGAAGATGTTGTAATCGGCAAACTCTGACGATACCGCAGCTTCTTCCGTTTCGTCATACGGATCGATGTAGAACTCTGCGCCTAACACAGTTGCTTTGCCTGCGCGTAAAGACGATCTTACTGACACGTCGCCGCGTGTCATCTTCTTGTAGGTTCTAACTGCGGTAGAGCGGTTAGCCAGTTCAGGGACTGGATCAATTAACGACGTTATCCGCTGAGAGCCAACTTCCGTGTAAATCCCCGGAGGGACCGGAACGGCGTTTTTCGACTCTAGCGATGTGCCGCTAACTGGTTTACGTGGACTTCTCTGTAACCCCGGTATCTTAGCCACTATCAGTCGAATCCAATACTGTCGTCAAGGGAGATACCACTAGAGTACGTGAAGAAGCTCGCGGCCTCTGTGTCGGCATATCGCTTATCATATACGGACTCTAGCGTGGCGTTGTGACCTAGCACAAAATAGTGATTAAAGAAATAGCGTAACGCATCCGGTCCGTGATCGTCGTAATCGTGCTGGCCCGGACGCTCATTATGATCTTCTCTAGTCTCTTTCTTGCGTAACTGGTTCATCTGGCGGATCAGATGTACGCAGCTATAGTCCACAAACAGCTTAGGTTCACCGCCGTCAGCAGGCTTGAGTTGGCGCTTAATCGCTTCGACGCCTAAAGGCCACCCCACAGACTGACTATACACGTAGCCTAGAACTAACTGTAGTGTGGCAATCTCATCAGCACCACGCGGATCGCCGTACATCATATCGACGTGGAACCCGTAGGGGTTCTCACGGTTCTTTAGAATGTGACCGTGTTGCCAAGTGGACTGGTGGGTAACTTGATACTCTCGCCACACGTATACGTTATCTGCGGGATCAACCATGATATCCAGACATACAAAGGGATCGGTGAACCCAAAGTCAAAGACCCA